CACAGTGCTGTTGGGCGTGTGTGTGAGGTAGTTGACAAAGCTGCCGCTGATTTTGCTGCCCAGCGTCAGTGTGCCGCCGTCAGCAATGCTGACCTTGTGCTGGTCTGCATTGTCATCGCCCTGGTCGGCCTTCAGCACAATGCCAAGCGCTGCGCCCTCTACGTTGGCTGCAATCTCAAGGCTGTCATTTGTCGTCTCATCATATTGGATGGTGATGTCGCTGTTTGTACCAAGGACGATGGTCTTGTTGTCAGGTACAGTCAGACCTTCTGCAAACGGGATTGCCGCTGTGCAAGTCTGTGTGCCGTCCTTCAGGATGCAAGTGGACAGGCCAGTCGCAAAGCCATCAAGTTCTGTATCAAACTTGGATGCAAGGATTTTTACGCCATTGTCACGATCTGTCGTGCAATCAAATGTGCGTGAAAACGTACCGCCGGAAAATGCCATTAGATTGGCCCCCCTGGTGCAAATGTATAGTGAGCGCTAATAAAGCTGATGGTTTGCGTGCTGGTTGCGACTTTGATCCGCAATGCACTGGAGTATCCTAGTCGGTTGACCGCCTTGCGCCGCTTGGTAACGCCAGCGCCCGTTGTGTCTGCCCAGAAAAAATCGTCCCAAGTGGCTGTATCCCACGCCGCTAGATTCGACTGGAATGTCACAGGCGACACATCAATGGCTGCAACGGGTGACTGATCGACGCCTACGCCAAAGCTGAACACTATGTCGGTTTCGCCTTCCAGCATTGGCTGCACGCTGCTGAAGCGTTTCACTCCACCTCTGTCGCCAAAATAGTTGTAGGCCGTAGCCAGATCACCAACAATGTTTTCGCCATTATCAGCATCGCCGCCCACCTTAAATACAACGCCGGATGCGCTGCCGAAAAATGTATCGCCGTTAAACTGGCCCCAGACATGGGCTGGCAGATTCTCAAAAATGCACCACGCCCTGATGATCGGGTTGAACACATGCTGATTGAACGGGTCAGGCTCACCAGTTGGGTAGTTGAAATACACCTTGTCGCCATCTGGGCTGACAAATATCTGCCAGCCGGTTGATGAGCCAGTGGCCTTGACCTGGCCAATGACGGTGCCGCGTATTTTCTCTGAAATGGCTGCTGCCTTGTTGCCAACAATGTCCTGCCGCACCACTTGGCTCAAAGGCAGATAGCCCTCTTTGGTCATCACGATGACATCGCCGCCCAGCTTGGCAATGGCGCGTTTTTCATTGATTGGCTCTGCAATGCGAAACGTACCAATCAGGCTGAAATCACTGGCGGGGTTTGATCCTGAATACAGCAGCACCTCGCCTGATGTCATTATAATGCACAGAAGGTCGTCAACGCCCTCACCGCCATCAATGGTGAGCGTGTTAATCATAATGATGTTGCCGCCAAATGTGCCGACCAGACCAACAGGGAACTTGGTGAAATTTCCTTGGAAGGTGTCCACAGTGGCGCTGTGATAAAAGTTCTGGCTGTCGCCGGTCCAGTAATAAACACGGTTCTTGTGCGCGTGAACGCCGGTCAGCGTGTTCGCGTTAACGCTATCAGACAGCGTGATTGACAGATCGCTGGCGCTTGACCCGTCCCACGCAAAAGGCACGTTTGCCCCTGACGGCACAAAGATGGAGTTGTTGTTGAACTCAATGCTTTCTGCCCTGCCGTTGGCAAGGCCGGTCTTTTTGCTGACGGCTGACCCCGTATCAATCTGGTACAGCGTGCCGTTGCTACCGATTGCCAAAAGCTGCCGGTTTGCGCCAGCATTGTGTTCCACCAGTGTTTCAACATTGCCGGTGCCGATCCCTGTGCAAAAACTGGTGTAGCCATCGCGCAGGGTGACTTTCTCCACAGTCGGGAAAAAGTTGGACATGATCAGCGCATCTGTTGGTGCCATTGCATCAATGCTGTCACGGCTGTTGAGGCCGCCCACAGGGGCTGGCACGCTGACCGCCTTGACGCGGTAGCCTCGTGATGTCGGCAGTGCTTGCAGCATCAGACGGCCCCGTATCCACTATCAGGCAGATTGTAAGAGTATGGGCTGACCAGCAGGCGTCTGGCATCATCCAGACTGATGACCGGCGCACCGCCTGCACGGCTGATGGCTTGGCGCAGTTCAAGCTGGTACTGCCTGAAATCCTCATCATATGTCAGGCCGTGATTCTGCTTGAACCGCCAGGTGACGCCCATCTCAATCAGTGTCTCATCAAGAATGCCGACATCAGTATCTGCTGCCATAGCGGCCTGTGAGGTGCCGCCACTGCTTTGATTCCAGTGACTGCTGACATACTCAAACCCAATAGATTCGGCTGATGTTGGTGTGGGGGTGATGTCAAACTTTAGGACATTGCTTGATGGCTTGAAACGGAACTTTTGCGTGATGCCAGCAGATGCAGTGCCGTGCCTGTCTTTCTGGAATTGTTGCGGCGTGATAGGCCCGACCATTTGATCCAGATCGGTGCGGTTGTACATGGTGCTGCCAACAGAACGATCATAGTCAGTCGGCAGATCATAACTCTGTGTGCCATTGACCGTATTGAAGGTGTGTTCCTTGGTCAAAATGGGCCAGTTGTTTGACCGCATCAGTTGCTTGCCCTCACGGTTTATGAAGGCAAATAGCTGACGTGCAATGGGGTCTGTGTTGCCGACAACGGTTGACGGACGTTCAAACCCCGTGAAGTCAGCTACGTTCTGCGCTATCGTCAGCAGGCTCATGTGTCACCTCTTCTGCCAAGGTCTGGGCCGCTACAGCCACCTCAACCACTAGGTCGTCTTTTTGCTTTGTCGCTTCGACTTGCAGCGTGGCAATCTTGGCAAGTTCGACATAAGGCTCACCAATACCGCGCAGCGTTGTCTCTTCTGCTGCTGCCAGTGCTTCAATCGTTTCAATGTCGTGCAATTCAAGTTCAGTCCGGCGTGGCTCTGTCATGCCTGGCAGTTCTGCTAGGCCGGTGCCTTTGGTGCGCGGCTTTTTCTTTTTGCCCTTGTACGCCTTCCATTCGGCAGGAAAGCGCTGCAAATCTTCTGGCCGCGCTGGTCCTTCCCAGATGTCCCGCACGCCTGCAATTTCAATCCGGCAAAAGTCACGCTTTTGGCCGTTAAGTTCTCGCTCGAAAAAGATGCCCTTTTCGCTCATATCAATCCTCCCGATTGCATAGAAAAAGGGGGCGAGTTGCCCCGCCCCCGTGGTTTTACATTGGGAAATCGCAGATGATTTCCTTGTCGCTGATGTCGCCAGCAATGGCACAGACGTTATCTGTTACATCTGCTGAAACATCTAGCTTGCCGTCTGCTGAACCAGTTGGCGTCAGCGGATCACCGTCAGCGCCTGCTGTCAGGGCTGCGTTCATGGTCGCCATGCCCTTGATCTGCACCCAGCAATACTGGCCGTCAGTCGGCGCTGATTGCAGAATGCCTGCACCGATCTCAATAGAGTCGGACAGATCAGACGTCACCTTGAACAACTTGTAGCCATCTAAGGTGTAGTAATATGCGGCGTTACCGCTGACTGCTGCCACGCTTCCACTGCCAGTGTCATACTGGACATATTTGTAGATGCGCGTGCCGCTGGTGTCGTCAACGATGGCACCAAGCTGACCCAACTGAAATTCAGGAGTGTCAGCGACTGCTGTGGGGTCAATCCCCATTACTGCTGCAATAGTCATTACAGTTCCCCTTCCTTTAAGTGTGGATCACGCCTTGGAGAGCGCGGTTTGAACAAGTCAGATTTCCTGACCAGAACATTGGCGTCACCATTGCGTCTTGGTTAACGGACATTTTTGCTTCACCTGGAACAAAGTCACGGGATGCAGCAACTTCCAGACGCAGATAGTCTGTGTTCAGGAAATACATCCGGTCAGTGTTACAAGATGAATCAAACACCACATCGCTGTTCAGATACTGGACACTGGTGAAACCAGAGTTTGCCAGATCGTCACTGGTGATGCGCTGGATGGCCTGAAGGCTACCCAGAAACGCCTTGTAGGCATTGGTGCCAGCCATCACTAGGTCAGGGCTGTCAGCGCCACGAACCAGTTGCAGATAGATGTTGTTCATATCTGCTTGGACGTTTGTGGTGCTGAACGCGCTTGACGTTGCAGTGGTCTGGACGTTTTGCCAGAAGGTGTAAGTGCTTGAATTGATGCCACCCACTGTGCCGGTGCCTGCATCAGCCACGATAAGCTGAAGGCCACCAATCTCTTTGCCAGATGTGCCAGTGCCATCCGAATAGATCGATGTGGACAGGCTGTTCATCATCGACTTTTCAAGCACGTTGATGCGTGCCTCAAGCAGATTGATGATGGCCTCTGTGCCAGAGTTTTTGACTTGCTCTAGGCCAGAGATGGTGACGTTACCGGCAAGCTGCTTATAGTCAAAGACGGCAGCAGACAGAACGTCTGATGGTGAGACATCGAGTGTCTCATAGCCTGAATAGAACTGCACAGTTCCATTGTCGGCATACTCAAGTTCACGGACAATATCGCGTCCTGTTACAGACGTTTGATTGCCATTCTCGCG